CATATCCCTCAGATCCTGCTTTTCGGCAAGTCGAGCTTGGAAGCCTATCTCCTTCATATCGGCAAGCAGCTTTTTATACTCTTCATCCCAAGTAAGCTCATCTTTGGGCTTGTTTTTCATCCTATCTTTTGTTTTATCTATCGCATCACCAATATTTTTGTTTATGTCATGTAACTTTTTATACTGTTCATCCCAATCGATCTCTGATTCTTCTATCCTCTTGTTGCTCTCTTCAATCTGACGCCTTAGTCGTTTGCTTTTTTCTGCGTCTTCGGGGCTTTTTGTCAGATCATCAAACTCGTCAAGCATCTCCCATTCTTTTGCCTTCGCTTCTGCGTGATCCTTGAGAGCTTTGCCTAATCTCGGCGATGACCTCATATTTTCGTTGTACTTCTCTATAAGAACTTCAAGTAAAATTTTGAACATCTTTTTCATAATATCACCTTGATGGCGGAGTTGGGCCACCGCCATACGAAGTTCTTAAAGCTGGTCCAAGATTGCCACTGCCGTCTTCGTCCAAAAGTTTCTTCACGGCCCTAGCTAAAGCAATAGCCTCTGCTTCATAAATTGGATGTGGCGGCGGCTGAAAAATACGCCTATCCAGAAGTGG